AATAAATGAACTGCTAAGAGGATCAAGAGGGCCAACAAGATACTTCTCCCTGACTCCACTTGAACTTCGTAGCTCTTTACTTGCTTCAATTAAAGCATTGAGCTCATTATCTACATCATGGTTAGATTCTACTATCCCTAGGGACTCTTTCACTAAATCAAGAATCATTAGTTAGAATTTGACTCTTCTACACTAGGTGTGGTTGACGCTTTTTTCTTAACTCTTACAAAGCCTTTATATCCGATAACATTACCGCCAGTAAATACACTAGCCTTATAGCAAATGATGCCATCTTTAAATTTATAGTCAGTGGATTTACCGATTTCGATATTCGAGAAGATTGGTACTTCATAGTTCGTTAAAGAACCATATGCAATACAATAAGTACCTTCACTAGTTGCTGGATCACTTAAAGCTCCACAGTTAGAGTTAAGGACATAAGGAACACCATCGATAGTTTGATTTACATAGTCGATAGCATGGACCTTTCTTCCTTCTTTCGTTCTAAGTTTAGCAAAGGCTCTTAAATCGCTTTTATTAAGAATCAAACAAGCACCATTTTCGATCGCTTCATCTCCACCATAAGCAAAGATAATATCATCGAGTGTGTTTTCATCAATTGTCTCAATCTCTAAATCTGCTTGATCTTTTAATGCCTCAGCCTTATCAGAGAAGATACCAGTAAAGGCATTAGTTGTTCCATCACCATTAATGATTTGCTGAGAGATTTTCTTACGAAGAGAAATATTGATGTTCTTTAATACCTCAGCTTGATAATTAATAGCAGGTAACTTTTCTAACTCTTCAGTAACTTCCGTATAGGCTGTAATTTTAACCTTAGGAATAACAACATAACCATAAGTTGGCTCGGTTTCTGTATAAGGTTCTGCTTCATTAGTAGTTCCTGCAACTCCATAAGATTTAACAAACGATTTAGTGTATGTTTCGCCACCTTTTAAATTAAGGGTATGAACTCTATCGACAAGTTCACTGACAGGTTTAAATGGATAAGGAGCTAAGGTTTCATCGACATGGTTAGGAAGCAATACTTCTTCACTAGAAACTTTTATGATTCTTGATTCTAATAAGTCCTTACCTCTTTTTTCTAAGGCTTCTCTTTTTTCTTTGTCACTCGAAACACTAATAACTGGCATTTCAGTCTTCGCATTAAGTGACATTTTCTTTTCAATCATCATTCTTTCTTCTTGAAGTTTATCGGTTTCTTTTTCCATCTCTTCAAGTTTACTCATATCCATTTCTTTATCGACTAAGCCTCTAATTTCGCTTAATTTATCTTCAATTTCTTTTTTTCTTAAAACTAAATTCATTCTATTTTACCTCCGTTTTTAGTTTAATTTTTATTCTTGACCTGATGAGGGCTTTCTCTTTTTCTTGCTTTTCTAAATCCATAGCTCTTAATTCAGACTCCACTAAATCAAGAGAGCGAGAATATATCGAAGTGCCATCATAGGCAGGAATATCAACAATAGACACATCATATAACCTTTCGATCGATGTGATTTTTCTAAGAGGGACATCTTTACTTCTATCCCATTCTTGAGCATTAACTGTAAAAGCAAAAGACATCTTATCAAGTAGTCCATTTTGAACCATCTTGTAGATGTCCTTATTAGTTTGAGTATCGATTAATTCAGCTCTTATTTTTAATCCGTGCTCATCGACATCGAGTTTTAAAGAGCCGTTTTTCGTCCTAGCAATGACTAGAAAATTATCCATATGGTTATATTTAAGCGGTACATCTTTCATTGCCGTGTTTTTTAATGCTTCAGGCATAATCATTTCTCTAAAGCCACGCTTACTGTCCCCTATTAAAGTTTCTTGATTAAAGACAAGAGCATAACCTTCAAGGATCATTTTATTCTCATCACTTGTTAGATTAATCGTCGCTTGTCTTGTTTCCTTGATTAGATTCATCGTTTATTTCCTCCTTTTCTTCTTCACCAATTTGATATTTATTGGCTTTATCTGAATCCACATAATTTAAAGATTGAAGTCTCTTATTGCCACCTTCTATCGGTTCTAAACCTAAGAGGGCTCTTGATTCATTAATTGACATAAGGCCAAGCCCCATCAGCTTTTCAATGGCACTGACTTTTGTTTGCCAAGAAGCATATTGAAGACGCTCTGAATAAAAGACGATTTCGTTTCCATTTTTAAGTTCGTTATCCGTAAGAAGTCCTATTGAAAATGCTTCACTTAATTGAATGGCTAATGGTTCAATCGTCGCTTCATAAAAAGAATTAAACTGCTCTTCATTATAGGAGTTTGCAAATACCTCTTTACTCACTCCAAAGTAATCTAAAATCTTAGACTGCACAAAATCTAAAGTCTCCTGATCTACAACTTTAGGATCAACAGAAATCGGCGTGTATTCGCTTTTTAAGTCCATAGGTATAATTGACGACTTGTTCTCACCACTTGGCTCTAAAGCCCTGTTAAACGCCTCAACCGCCCTGTTTTTGTCTTCTTCCTTAAGTAAACCATTGAGCTTTAAAATTCCTTTAATTTGAAAAGAACTAAAGACCGCTTTTTCTACTCCTTGAAGTAAAGCATCATTGATTCCTAGTGTCTTTAAAAAGGCTTCATGAGTTGAACTAGATCCATTACCACCAAAGATATCACTTGAGCTATAAAACCTTCTTAAATGAATGACGTTTTCTTTAGGTAAGATATAAGACTCACCATTTTCAAAGTAAAACTTCAAATAATAACTTTCACTTTCATCTACGATAGGTTCAACTAGAATCGGATTTAAAGGATAAAGAGCTTTGATATCGAGCGTATCTTTATCATAAAGCGGATACACAAAAGCATTGTCATTAAGTAAAAGCAAACTTACAATTTTGTATATAAATTGATAAGGTGTCATAAAATCATTAGGCTTTGACTTCAATAAAAAAGAGAGGTTTGATTTCCTCTCAGTCGCTATTCCATCTTCATCTTTTTTAATGCACCTAGCTTTTAACTTTGCACATTGACTCGCTATCCTATCAATACACACAAGCACGACATCAGAATTTGTTATCTTATCACCAAATGGCACTAATGGAAGAGTTATATCTTTTATCAGTCCGATGGAATTAAAGTTATCTAATTTCTTCTTTTTTCGTTTAAAAATCATGCAAAACTCCTCCTTTTTTTTAAAATTTGAGTAAAAGAAAAGAGCCCAATTAAGAGCTCTAAATTAAAATAAGTTTTTATATATAGATTATTCAACTATCCAGCCATTATTCTTGATTCCACCAGGTTTAATTTCTTCATCAAAGCGGAAACTACTAAATAAAATATTTTCTTTTGTATTATCATATTTATGAAATAAGTACTTACAATTGTCTGCTATTAAATATGCTGCGTTTGATTGATTATTAATAGCTATAAATTTAATTGAAACATAGTAGATAACCCATCTACCTTCATCAAATTTTAGTTTAGTTAAATCAATAGGAAGAGTTTCGGAATTTTTAAAGACAATATTTTGTTCTGACTTATCATCATAACTAACATCATAATATTTAATCTCATATTTATCATTTAGCAAATACTCATTAGGATCAATTGATATCTCCCCTAAATTTATCTTTTCGCTTTTATCGTCTTTATTTTCTAAAGCTGCAATTACCTTAAAATGATAATTTTCAATATCACTCGAGGAAATTGTGTCAATTTGTTCTGTGTTGCTATCAGTAGCTATCACATTAAAATCTTTAATATGGGTTGCACGACCTAAATGAATATTTAAATTTAGTTTACTTGTTCCAAATGGTACCGAGGACAAAGTATCATAAGCAAAATAATAACCAAGAGTAGGCGCATTAGTATCTATTGAGCTTTTAATTATTCCGTCCTTTTCATAAATAGTTTTTCCATCGTTAGAGTTGTTTTCAGTATTTCCTACATTTTCACTACTACCGTTCGAACCATTTGAAACAGAACACGAAGTGCAACCTAAAAGCAATAATATTGGAATACATAAAAGTTTTGTTTTTATTTTCATAATTAGGCCTCCGTAGTAACAATCATATTACCAATACAAATTCTTCCTTTATTCCTATCAACTGTGCCAGATACAGTTAAAAATTCTGCATAGAATCTAAATTCTTTCGTTCCTTCTGGTATATCAAAAATCAAGGTAATAGGTTTGGTTCTATCTTCTGGTAAATTTTTATCCAACAAATTAATTGAATGATCATCCCAAGACCCTTGATTTATATTTTTATAATTAAATTCAGCAATTGCAGAATTACCAGTAGCATCATACCTTTCATCATCACTCCAAAAAGCCATAGCTACTTCCACTCTGTAAACTGGTTTAGAAAATTCATATTCAAGATATGCTTTTCTATAATCACCTCGTCTTGGGGAAAGATTGATATATTCCTCCTCAATATATCCACATCTATACCTAGTTGTATTAAATGACA